GCCGGCGTGGTTGAGATCCACGACTGCGACCGACCGGAGCAGTTCGACTACGAGATCCGCAAGGCACTCATTTTGGAGACGCTGCGCCGCTCAAGGAGATTCCCGCGGGTACCCATCGACGAACACGAACGCCGAGTGCGCTGGCAGCTCACCGCAGAGGCGGTCCGCAACAACGACAAGCGGAACTACATAATAGCCAAGCTGGCCAACGCCTGCGCTGAATCTGTGCTGGTCTTGGTGTCTACCGTCGAACACGGGGAATTCCTTCAGCTTGCGATCCACGACTCGGTGCTGGTCCACGCCAAGATACCTAAGAAGAAGCGCAGGGCCACCATCGACGCATTCCGTGACGGCACGCTGCGCTGCATGATTGCGACCAGCCTGGCGGACGAAGGTCTAGATGTACCCCGCGCCGCCGTGCTGATCCTGGCATCCGGTGGCAGGTCCGCCGGCAAGTTGGAGCAGCGCACCGGGCGCGTCATGCGGCCCCACGCCGAGAAAAGGTTTGGCTTAGTTCACGACTTTGCTGACAAGGGTGCATCGCTCGCCCACTACCAATTTTTGGCTCGCATAAAAACATACAAAAAACTTGGCTACAAAATTCACCCATGATCTTAAAGTGTCCCCACTGCTCGGAAATAATGTTGGTCAACCCCGCGGCCCTGCTCGGGGCGATTAAAACAAAAAAGAAATCCCGTCAGTCGCGGATCAACGGCAAGAAGGGCGGGAGGCCCAAGAAGAAATGAATTCGCAGGCGTCGTCGTGCATGCGCACGTTTGAGTTTCTGATGGAAAAATACAAGGACGAGGTCGCGCTAAATTTTAAAGTTAACCGCGGCGGCGCCCACATCGAGCAGGCCGAACACGACCAAATTATTTACTGTTACCACGAGCTGCACACCTCAATAGGCGCGCTCAGTCGGCGGCACAACCGCGCGAAGGGAACCATCTCCAGGATCGTCCACTACAAACACAAACTATACAAAAAAACATGAAGCCAGACACAAACTACTTTATCGTCAGCGACGAGTTCCTCAAGGAGTACAGCGACCTTGTCGTCTCGCCACCGAACCCTGCAGACTACGACGACATCTTTAAGGTCAGCGGATCGAGCAACATCACCGTGCGTGACTGCACGATCAATCCGAATGGCGGCAACAGGGAGGACGGTGTAGACATTATGCGCTTCTCGGAGTTCGTGGAATTCAACTGGTGCAAGGTCGGCGCCGGCAAGAAGTATGCGTTCACCATCAAGGGCGGATCACGCAACGTCAATTTGCGTGACTGCACTATTATCCGCCCCGGCGGCAACTGGGAACGGGTCGACATTGACATCGGCAACTGGTCTACGACCACGCCGGCCAAGACTGGCACGGTGACCATCGATCAAGTTACCCGCGCAGATGGCAAGCCGGTCCGCGTCCGCGTGGGCTGGGCAGAGAAGCCCGTCGTCACCGGCGGCCACGTCCACATTCTTTTCTGGCAGAGCCTCGGGCTTAAAATCTACTGCCTCGTCCGCCGCGCGTTGCTTAAGCTGTGAACGGCAAGGGTGACTCGCCGCGGAACTGCTTCTCGGAACAATTTCGCTCCAACTACGATTCCATTTTTCGGTGCAAGACGCCAAAGACAAACTCATCAAGCAGGCCGCGATGGCGCTCAACTTGGTCTGCCGTGAGACCGGCACCCCGCTCACGGTCGGCGAAGTAAAGTTTATCAGCGTGACGATGATTCAGTTGATCGTGCATCTGCACCCCGAACTTAAAGAAGAGAAACAGTTTGATATCTCGCGGAACTAAACCCCCCGCCTCAACCCCCATGACAACCCTAGAACGGGCCAGAATGTATCTGGCATCGTGTCCACCGGCCATCTCTGGCTCCAGCGGACACAGCGCAACCTTCACCGTGGCGACCGCGCTGGTCCACGGTTTCTCTCTGCCCCGAGCAGACGCACTCACCTTGCTCAATGAGTTCAACCTCCGCTGCACGCCACCGTGGAGCGAGCGCGAACTGATCCACAAGATCGACCAGGCGGAGAAGACAACACACGACAAGCCCCGCGGAAATCTCATCGCGTCCAGCTTCACGCCGGCGGCCAGCGTCAAGAGCTGCGTCTCACCGAGCGGCAAGTTTGTGACCAACCGGTGTCACAGTGTCACCATTTCACCTGCCGCTGAGACCGGCTTCGACGCGACCAAGAAGTTTCTCACGACAATCTTTGCGCCTGATGATTGGATTTGTATTACAAACGACGCGACCTACGATTTGGAACACGACAAGCACAACCCCGCCAGCAATGGCACGTTCATGCCGCTGTCAAAGTGGTTGGATTTCTTTCCCGACTCCATGTGGACGAACACGCCGCAGGGCGCCTGGATAAGAATAAACCCCACCAAGCCCGATTTATTTACCGGCAGCGACAAGAACGTCAGCGCGTACCGTCACGTCCTAATTGAGTTTGATTCTAGACCAAAGGCCGAGCAGATCGATATTATCACGCGGTGCCAGCTTCCGGTGTCTGCGGTCATCGACTCCGGCGGCAAGAGTGTACACGCCTGGGTGCGCGTTGACGCGACCGACGCCGGCGAGTGGGAGCAGCGCCGTGACCAAGTCTATGACTACTTGGCGGACGTTGCGCCAGATCCCAAGAATAAGAACCCGTCACGATTCTCGCGGCTTCCCGGCATCATGCGTGGCTCATCCGAGCAGACCCTGATCGCGCTAAACATCGGCCAACCTACTTGGCAGCAGTGGATCGACTGGCGCGACCAAAGTGAGCTAGAGGAACCCACCAAGCCCAGCGACCTGATCGCCTACGACACGGCGAACGACCCGAACAATGTGCTGGGCAATCGCTGGCTCTGCCGTGGCGGTTCACTGACAATTGTGGGCCAGTCAGGCGTGGGCAAGTCCTCCTTCGCGATGCAGCTCGGTCTCACCATCGCGCTCGGCAAACCATTCTTTGGCATCAAGCCAATTAGACCACTGCGCGTTGCGGTGGTGCAGGCCGAGAACGATATGGGAGACATGTCCGAGGCACTCAAGGGCGTCATTGCTGGCATGAGGCTCGGCGCCGCAGACATAGTCACGCTCGACGAGAATGTCCGCTTCTACGACGAGACCGTTAAGACGGGCGCAGAGTTTATCAAGCTCGCCAGGTCCATCATCACCAAGCACAGGGCAGACGTGATCATCGTGGACCCGCTACTGAGCTACGCCGGCGACGATATTTCTGAGCAATCTTTCATGTCCACCTTCCTACGCAACCAGCTCAATCCGGTGCTGCAGGAGACCGGCGTGTGCTGGGTGTGGCTGCACCACATGCCCAAGCCCCACAAGGGAGAGCAGGCCAAGGGAACCACCTCCGATCTAGCCTACGCCGGCGCCGGTTCCGCGGATCTCACGAACTGGTCGCGCGAGGTTGCGGTCCTCCAGCGCGAGTCCGACGAACAGGTCTACAGCTTCACGCTCACCAAGCGCGGCAAGCGTTCGGGCATGATCGACTCTATGGGCAACCCAAGCAGCGTGGCTCGGCTAAAACATAGCACCACCGGCATCTGCTGGGAGTACGCTCCACCCGCAATGTTCACGCCGAAGCCAGCCAAATGAAGTCCGACAAATTTAGATTTATGCCACCGCTAGGACACGACCGCGTGTTCATCAGATCCGAGGTGTTAGCACACATCGCGGAGGTCACCGGCCAGTCCATTGAGCAGACCGCACGCACCTTCCACTACCTTAGAAACAAGGGCCACTTAGTGTTCAACAGTCGGACAAGGAAGTGGTCCGGTGCTGAGTACATTCCAACCGAAAACGATGACCAATTTCGCGCCAGAATGGCTTTCGAACTCGCGGAATTGCGCAAGATTACCAAGGAAAACTTAGCGAAGTGCAGGAGTCTGCAATCTGCTAATGATCTTATGCTTGAGAACTTCAATGCCTTGGTAAGTCACGTTAACCAAAAAAAAGGATGACGATAGGATGACGATAGGGTGATTTAGGGGGCTATGTGTGGGGGCTGCCTCTCCTAAAGGAGAGGGTAAGGTTCCCCCTCTCGCTTTTAGGCGACGGGGTCACCAACAAACAAATAAAAAGGCACGGATGTTTGGGTGCATAAAAAAGCCCAACCGTTCAAAATTTGGGCTGGCCATGCTGTCATGGTACTAAGTTCACGACAAATCGCCCAGAAAGGGCATAGAACGGAGGCTTATGGGCCGTCTGAGTTG